TCCTCATATGTTCGTGTTTTTCTTCTTCACGAATTTTGTAGTGGGGAAATCCATGACGCCTGTAATAATCGAATATGACTTCTACACCATATTCTCTATCTACTACATCTATTGAATTTGTAACCCTTTCAAACTCTAAGTCTCCCTCATCTATATCAATGAACTTACCGAGAGTTTCATAGTTTACTCTTGTCATTAGGGTAGGTTCAGTTTCTTGATTTCCTTTGGATCTGCTCCATATTTCTGGAGTATGGTTTTAAGATTTGCCTTGTTTTGCTCGGTAGTATAGAATACTTCTACATATTCATGTGCCTCTACAATACTTGATTCGTAATGTTTTGCTACTACTTCTAATAACCATTGTGGGTGTTTCATACTCTTTTTTCCTTTAACATATTTTAACCATTCCTTTTTCTTTGGAAGTACATTAATGTATAACTTATATAAATCTTTTGGTTTAAGATTATATCTCTGAATTTCATTTACTACATCAACATATTCCATCTTCATAGATAGAAATCTATGTATCATATAGTTAGACCATTGCTTCTTCTCTGTTTCGTTTAGAGAATCCCAATAACCTTTTGTTTGTTTTTGTGTAATATGGGTGATATGGTCGAATAGACCTTTATTTTTCATAAATTAAAACCTTTTAAATAAATAGTTTAAAAATCTTCAAACCCTTCAATAAATTTTAGCAACCAATCATTTACCTTTGCATCAATCAATAATGTTATTCTATCAGTATCACCTTCATTAAATAGAGTATGAATTTTAGTAACGTCAAAATGATACATTGTACCAATCTCTAACCGATAAGAATCATATCTACCTTTAAATCTTCTACCAAAATCTTCCATTGTATAACTATTTTCTTCTGTCCAACCTTCTGAAATTTCATCATAATGGGTAACACATAACCAAGACTTATCATTTGTAACAATAGGTATTTGAAATCTTTTTATATCTTCTCCCATGTCTTTATCATTATGTAATCCATAAGAAGAATCGGCCTTTCTTCTTAATAATCTAAATGATGTTATCTCTGTTTCAAAACTATCAAAAATTTCTTTAAAATATGGGGTATCACCTAATACTCCCCGTAATGGTACATTATTATGGTGACTTTTATATGGTTCTTTCAAATCATAAATACTTGCTAATGATATACAATGTCCAAACGCGCCATCTTTATATTTAAATCGTTCTTCTACAAACTTTTTATCTACTTGTAATTTTTCTATATCATAACCTGTACTTTTATTTTTCATAATTATAACTATTAAACTACTTTCTCAAAATTAAATATAATTATACAAAAGTATCTCCAATTGCCCATCCTAATAACATATATCTATTATTATCATGATCCCCAGATCCATGTAGAGCAAAAGATGGAAAAATAACTGCTCTTCCTGTTTTTGGTGGAACTTTTAATTGTGTTATTTCTAATTCTCCCCCCATATAATCATCATTAAGAAATACAACACAAGTTAATTTCATTAAAGAATCAATTTCTCTCCCAGTACCAAAATCTGTATGAATAGTGGAAGTTGAACCTGGATTGTACTTTCTAACCAAAAGTGTATTTCCCCACATTTGATTTATTTTAAACTTATAATAAATATCATTAGTTGTTTTAAATAAACTCCAAACATTATCTATTAAAACCTTATCTTTAATTTCAAATAACTCATGTTCCATATCATCGTGATGTAAATCTATATTATATTTTTTCGATAACTCTGTATTTTTACTATCTCCTACATCACAATATTTAATTAATTCTTTACAAATTTGTTTGTCCAAGAAATTGTCTTTAACAACAATCCAACGAAACATTTTATTTGTAATCATAATTAATAACCACCTGTCAATCCAGTTCTTTTCAAATTTATTTTATATTTATCAATATTCATAGAATCAAAATATATATCACTAACAACTTTATTATTTTTAGAATAATCTTTATCAAAATTACCCTTTATTTCAAATGATTCATCTAATTTTAGGTCGTCTACTCCTTTAACATTTAAATACTTTCTATCTTCTTCGTGAATTTTTATTTTCAAATTTATTTTTAAAACAAAATCTGAATTTGACTTGGTTTTAAAATAAACATAAGTAAAAAATATGATATCCTTCAAATTATACACTTGTAAATTATCATTTATATCAAATTCTAAAAATATATTCTTTTTTAAATTGTGCAATAACCAAACAAATCCTTTTATGTTGTCAACTAAAGAATTTATTAAAATTGTTTCAAATTTATACTCTTTATCTTTTGGTAATAAAAATGAACTCCCAAAAATAGAATTATTTGAAATTTTTAACTTATTACCATCATCCTTAAAACAAAAAGATGATGTATCTAAAGCCCAAGACTGAGCTTTTGATTGAATTTTATTTTCAAGTTTTTCCATAGATGAAATCCGTCCTCTTTGATTAATTTTAAAAATATTCAAAAACAAATCTGTTAAGTGTGACCTTAAATCTCTACTAAAAATATTATTTTTATAATCATTACTTATCCAATTTTTAAGTAAACTTTCATTTTTTGAAATATCAAAAACATCTCTATATAAATCAAGTGGTGTATCTACCAAAACATCTGTACCCTTCATTAAATTAATTCTACCACTTCTACCATCATATTTAAAATAATCCTTGACATCATATAAAAATTTTAAACTATTTAAAAAATCAATTGTAGTTTCTTTGGGATATCCAGGGATCCAACCCGCGTCAAATACAATTTGATTATGTTCTGTAACTGCATCTAAAAAGTTTTTAATAATATCTGGTGTTTGATTCTTTTCCATTAGTGCTAAAGTTTTTGGAACACCATTTTCAACCCCAATGTTCATATAGGATAATCCAGATTTTCTTGCTTTTTTCATAAACTTTTTATTCATTTTTTTATGTGTTCTAAAATATCCTCCCCATTTTATTTTTGGGATTTTTTTCTCATCAATATTTTTATTTAAAATATCTATAAAATTTTCAAATAAACTTATTGAACCATTTATCAATGAATCCGTAAACCAAAAGTTTTTGACTCCATATTTTATATTTAAATCTCTGATATCATCAATTAACTTTTCAGGACTTCTATATCTATATAATCGAGTTTCACTGCAAAAAGTACACTTAAAAGTACACCCCCTCGAACCTTGAATTGGCACTATTAAATTTGGACCAAAATCTGAATTTAATCCCTCATCACTTCTAATTTTTTTATATCCACTTAATATTGTATCATTCCAAGTTGGGGAATTTAAATCATTCAAATTTGTTATTTGTGGATCCCCATTGTAAACTGGTTTTCTACCACTCCTACCTCTATTTAATACTGTTGCAAATGATGGTCTTAATTTGTCCCATCTCCAAACTCCTTTTGTATTCTCATAATTTCCATGTTCCAATAAATCAGTAGCTAACTCTACAATAGTTTTTTCTCCTTCATTTGTACCACACCCAACATCCACAAATTCTCTATATTTATTTTTTTCTACCAAACCACCATTCGCCCCATACCAACAAAAAGGTCCTCCATACCATATGTGTATTTTAGGATTAATTTGTCTTAAATATCGTGCAAGATAATCTGTAACCATTATATTTGATGTATAAGTTGTAAAACTGACCACATCATAATTAGAAATTTCATGTATTATTTCAAACCAATAATCTTTAAAAACTGGAATAATATTATTCCAAAAAAATTCTCTTGTACTCCAAGGTTCTTCATGTGTCCATTTTTTAAAATATTTTTTATGATTCTCTTTTAAATATAAAGAACTCATCATGTTAATATCATATTGAGTTGGATTAAATCCTGCCTCCGTTAAGGCTGTATTTAAACTACCTAATGCAAATGAAGGTGTTGATATAGACCATTGTGGACATATACATAAAGCTATTTTTAAATTTTCATACGCATTATACAAAAGTATCACCTACTGCCCAACACACACAAGAATATCTGGATCCCTTTGTAACTGGATTAACCTGATGACCACCAAAAGATGGATGTATAACCAATTTGCCAACTTCAGGTTCAATTATTGTACCATCAAAAAATTGAAATTCTCCACCTTCATAATCATCATTTAAAAAAACAATTAAAGTTAATTTTACTGTACTATATTCATCAATGGGATGAAAATCAGAATGTGATGTGTACCAATCTCCTACATCATATCTATGACCACCATATCTATTTTTAAATATACCTTGTATATTAAATTTATATGTAAACTGATTTGAGATTTTAATAACATTCCAAAATTTATTTAAATACTTTTGGTCTGTAAAATAAGCTATATTCAAATTACAGAGATTCGAAGTCATTGAATCTTTACTGCTAAGTTTATCTAAATCAGATCCATAATGGCCTTCTTTTCTACGGGAATCTTTATCTATTTTCTTTTTAATTAATTTACATTCTTCTTCTGTAAAGAAATTTTTTCTTTCTAAATACCACCTAAAAGATAGATTAGTTTTTAAATTATTTATATCAATTGATTTATACAAAAGTATCTCCTAAAATGAATTCTTGTAATGAATATCTAACTCCCTTGGTTATTGGAGTAACTCTATGAAAAAATATTGGTGGAAATACAATTAATGTTCCTTTTTCTTTTGGCATTTCATAAAATTCTAATGTCTTTGGATCTTGAATTGCTAATTGAATTGAACCACCTTCATAATCTTTAGGATCACTTAACTGTATTATTGTAACTAACTTTCTTGTCGAAGATATACCCGAATTAAAATCTGAATGCCATGTGTAAAAATCTCCTGGTGTATATTCAATTAACTTAATATTGTTTTCAACTTCTTGTATATTTAAATTCCAAGATAATTGATTACAAACTTTTGCGGCAATGTAAAGTTTCTGTTGTAAATCACTATAATCACCAACAACATAACCTCTCATGTCCTTATGTAAATACCACTCCGAAACATGCCTGAATTCAGGTACATGATCTTCACCATGATGTGGATCAAGACAACCAAACTCTTTCTTTTCAGTAGATTTAATTTTATCTACAAGTTCATCACATTCATCACCTGTGAAAAAATTTGGTTTACTAATATACCACTGCCAATTATTATTCTGTTTCAATTGTGTCACTCTTTTCTATTTAAATGTATTTCCATGTACCCAAGTTAATAATGAATATCTAACTCCTAATTTTACTGGTCTTATTCGGTGTATTAACATTGAATTGAAAATTATAATAGTACCTTTTTTTCTTGTACCTTTTAAAAAAGTATTATTTTCTTTTGTAGTAAGTCCAAATTCCAAATTCCCACCTTCATATTCATTACTATCTGACAATTGAACAATAATACTTAATTTACGGGTAGATTCTTCTCCCCGTCCAAAATCTGGATGCCAATCATAATTATCATCAACTTTATATTTTAAAACCTTGATTGGTTCTAATTGATAATTTAAATCATAGTTAAAAATTTTTTGATTCGCAACTTTTACTATAAATTCAATTTTATCTTTTAACCAATTCTCATTATAATCATATTCTAAAGCCTTTCTATATTCTCTAACTTCTGAAACCGTATCTTTTTTATCGTATCCAGAAACAAGTTTGGCTTCTCTTTCATTAATAAGATGTTCTTTTATTTTAGATATTTCAGAATTACTGAGAAAATCAGGATGTTCTACAAACCACTTGAAAGTATCATTTCGTTTCATATAACCATTATTTTTTTATATTTAAAAATTATTTAGGTGGTAAATTATGTACTAATATATCACTCTGAAAATATGTATCAATATCTTCAACATTTAAAGAATAAAAGGTTTCTGATTCTAAAACTTCTGATATACTTGTAATTTCTACTTCATTACCATCTTTATCTAAAAGAGAATTACCCACTTCTATATCCAAATTAAAACTCCAAGTATCATCCTTTTTTACAAAATGATTGGATTTATAAGTATATTTTATACTATTATTTGCTAACCAATAACTTGGTACTTCTTCTGAATAAATATCAATCACAACTGAACCACTTGCAAATGAACCACTTAAATCAGTAGTAGAATATGATGCATATGGATTTCCACTTGATTCATCTGGTAATCCAATTGGTTGATAAGATTTTACAACATCACCAACATCAATGTCTTGAATTTGTTTGGTAGACTCATCATACATTGTTATTAAACTACCACTAGCAGTAGTATATCCCATCCATTGACCTCTACCCCATTCCCAAATTCCTATATCAGTACTACACTTTGTTATTTGTGTTTTGTGAGTTATATATCTATCTCTTAATAAAATATTTTTTTCTGGTGTCATTAAATATATCTGTTTTCCGGCGGACATATAACTTTTTCCGTTATAATAACTGCCACTTCCTATTATAAATTTTTCTACAATATTACCCAAATGATAAGAACCAGTAGAAACAAAATTATAAAATCCTATTTTATTGCTAAAGGTTAATGAATTATCCTGTAGAGAATTCTTCACCACATAATCTGGAAAATTACTATTTGAAGTATAAGAACTACTATCAAATAATGGTATCAAAGAAGATGAAACTGGAGAAGCTGATAGAATATCTCTAAATGCAATTTTATTAAAAGAACCACTAACTATCTCCTCCAACGTATCTCCAGGTGTTACTCTTGGAGAACAGAGAAATAAATGAAAACTTCCAGAATATTGTTCATTTCCTCGTTGGTCTAAATATGAAGTATTGGACGCTATAGGTTGTTCAAATCTTGTTTGACTGTCAAAACTACAAGATATATTCTGATTTGCAAAACTACTACTTATTAAATTTTTATTTATTGGAATTAAAGTAAATCCAATAGTAGTGGGATCAGTCTGATAAACATGAACATTATTAAAATTCTGAGATTTAGCATAATCAGTAATTTTATCAAGCATCGTAGTACGTTCTGCAGAAGTACCGGACCAGCCTGGACCAGTATTCATTTCGTAAAATTTAACATCATCCGAGCCAGATTCTATAACATAATCAATAGATGCTAGTACTCCGGCCCGACTAAGATTTGGCCAGCCACCGGCACTTCCAGTTACATAATTTAAATAACTTGTAATTTTACTCTCTACTGACATAATTTTCTCCTATATATATATCAACAATAAATATCATCTATATTAAATATCTATTATTGGAAGCGATTTCCATTTTGAATTTTTACCAAATAATTTTTCTCTAAAGTCAGAAGTAAATTCTCCATCTATTCTTACACCCATCGAATATTTCTCTGTTACTTCTGATCCGTGAAATTCTCTACTATCAAACCAACAAGAATATCCTTTAATATATATGCGTTCTCCATTAATCATCACAAAAATTCTTTTATTTTTATTTGAACGTAACCATATAAATTCATTACAACACTCTACAGATATATGATCACGATGTATTATCGAATCAATTATATCTTTACTATAAACAATCAAAATTCTTCCAATATCTTTAAACGGCGTTTTAGAAATAAGTTTTTTCAAGATAGGAAAATAATCATACACAGGAAAATCTTCCCAATAAATAGACTTATCTACCATAGAATAATTATGTATTTTTTCATATTCTGGTTTTAAGTCTCTT